CCTCTGGACCTAGACAGCGTTTACAACCTGGTGGAGCTATCATACTTGTGATGACTAGGTGGAGCACCATTGACTTGACTGCGAAACTGTTAGATGCACAGAAAGAAGAAGCAGCCGACCAATGGGAAATTGTAGAGTTTCCTGCTATATTTCCAGAAACTAACAACGCTTTATGGCCTGAGTTTTGGGAACTTAAAGAATTAGAAAAAGTAAAAGCTTCATTGCCTGTACAAAAATGGAACGCACAATGGATGCAAAATCCTACATCAGAAGAAGGTTCAATTATTAAACGTGAATGGTGGAATATGTGGGAACATGATTCTTTACCGCCTGTAAGTTACATAATACAAAGCTACGATACTGCTTTTTCTAAAAAAGAAAATTCAGACTATTCTGCTATATCAACGTGGGGTGTGTTTCAACCTACTCCTGATTCACCTGAGTGTATTGTTTTATTAGACGCACAAAAAGGCAGATGGGACTTTCCAGAGCTTAAACGTATTGCTTTTAATGAATATAAATATTGGGAGCCAGATATGACTTTGATTGAAGCAAAAGCATCTGGTACGCCACTTACACACGAATTGCGTAGATTAGGCATACCTGTCGTCAATTATTCACCTACAAGAGGGCATGATAAGTCTACAAGGATGCACTCTGTTGCACCCATATTTGAATCTGGTTTGGTTTGGGCACCGCAAAAAAAGTTTGCTGAAGAAATGATTGAAGAGTGTGCAGCCTTTCCTTTTGGTAAAAACGATGATTTATGTGATACTATGACACAAGCTCTAATGAGATTTAGAGAGGGGGGCTTGGTATCACTTGATGATGATTACCAAGATAGAGAAAAGGCACCAGTTAGAAGGGTATATTACTAATGGCAATAGAAAAAGACATCAATCCAACCGTACTCAACGAAGAAAATCAAATACCTTTAGGCAACGAAGGTATGCAAATAGCATTAGATGCTATACAAGAAGCTGGCGAAGAAGACTTTATCATGCAAGAAGATGGTAGTGCTGTATTAGAATCAAGCATACAAGAACCACGTATGACAGGGTTTGATGAAAATTTAGCAGAATCTATGGATGAATCCGAACTCATGCAAATAGCAAACGAGCTATTAGATGGTATAGAAAAAGATAAAGCATCACGTGAAGACTGGGAAAGAACTTACACAGATGGTCTTAAATACTTAGGTATGAAGTTTGATGACGAAAGGTCTGAGCCCTTTGAAGGTGCATCAGGTGTAATACATCCTTTGCTTGGAGAAGCAGTAACAACCTTTCAAGCACAAGCATATAAAGAATTATTACCTTCAGGCGGACCTGTTAAAACACAAATAGTTGGTGCTTACAGTTCAGCTGTTGAAGAGCAAGCACAAAGAGTCAAAGAGTTTATGAATTATCAAATAACCCATGTTATGGAGGAGTTTGATGAAGAGCTTGACCAAATGTTGTTTTATCTACCTTTGGCTGGTTCTGCGTTTAAAAAAGTATATTACGATGAAGCTCTAGGTAGAGCAGTATCAAAATTTGTTGCACCAGAAGATTTAATTGTCCCCTACTATACAACTGATTTAGAATCCTGCCCAAGAATTACAAACGTGGTAAAAATGGCAGAAAACGAAGTAAAAAAACTTCAAGCCATAGGTTTTTACAGAAGCGTTGATGTTGACTATGGAGATGACGTATCAGACACCTCAGATGTCAAAGAAGAAATAGAAAAACTATCAGGCATACAAGCTGCACACGATACGGGTGAAGTATCAATTTTGTATGAAGTGCATTGTAATTTAGAACTTAATGGTTTTGAAGACACTAATGACAATGGCGAACTAACAGGTATAAAACTACCATACATTGTAACTATTGATGCAGGCTCAAATGATAT